GGGGCCTGGGTGGAATGGCCGAACTCCAACGGGATCGCGTAGGGCAAGTTGTTTACGATGTAGGCCATCTGGCCGGCGGTGAAGTCGCTCATTGCTGCGACCAGCGCCGCGGTAGTCTCGGCACCGCTCGGATCCACCTCGTCGAAGGTAACGCTCTCGACCACGCCCAGCGAGATGTGCCAGTTCGCGCGGAACCGGCCGCCGACGTAGCCTTCGGTCGCCTTGATGTCCATGCCGTCGTTGAGCTTGCGGCCTTTCTTGAGCCTTCCGGACTTCGTGAGGTTGGCCGGAGCACTGCGCAGTGCGCTGTTGTGATCGTCGACGGCCTTGTTGTACTGGGTCGCCACAGCGTTCTGTGCCCAGATCTCCGGGTTACCCACGGGAGACATGCGAATCAGGCTGCTGCCGACCTCGATGATGATCTCTCGCACACTGGCGTCGATTGCTTCGCTGGTCTGGGCGGCGAACTCGGCGAGGCTCAGGGCGAAGCTGCCGGATTGGCCGGTGCCTGACCGGCTCAAGAGCGCACCTGCAGCTCATACAGGATCGGCGTGCCGGCGGGGTTGATCTCTTTCAGTGGCGGGACGATTGACCAGGTGCGGCCTTGAGCGACCACCTTGTCGAGCAGGCCCGGTACCCAGGCCAAGCCCTGCGCGGCGATCTTGAGCTTCTTGTCGCCCTGCCGGATGAGGCTGTTGTTTTGAAATTCGAGGCCGGTAAAGTCAAGGAGGATGCCCTGGGCGATTTGCTCGACGGTTGCTCCTGGCACTTCGCCGCCCTGTTCTGGGTCGTACTCTCCCTGCTCTGTCTTGCTGATGGTCACGGGCTGGCCGAACTCTGTGATCATCTCCAGAGCCATCACGGCCATTTCGTCGTAGAAGGTGGCCATGGTGGTCTCCGTTGTGGCTATGCGCGCACGGCGAACAACCCGCGCTTTTGTAGGTAATCCGCAAACTGCGTAGCACTTGGCCGATCCGGTGCCGCTGGTAGTAGCCGGTTGCTGGTGTTTGGGATCGCCGCGTACTGCCGGGTCACCGCACCTTCGACACGATCCAGCAGCACCGCGCCTTTGCGTTTTTCCACCGGGTCGATATCGTCCTGATGGATTTCGGCGGCCAGGGCCATCTGCCCATACTGGATCCTCGCCGGAAGGTAGTTGTTCGGCTTGATCTCATAATCCAACCGAACTTCCCGGCGCGGCCAGGACAGCCCCTGCTCGCTATTCATCTTGCGACCCTTCCAGGTCATGCCATCCATCGCCAGTGCGGCCCGTCGCAGCAAGGCTTCCTGCTCAGGAACACCTGCAGGAATGACCGTGCCGAATTTCACGGCATACCGGGACAGATCCTGGGCGCTCGCGTAGCTTTCGGCGTCAGGCTTGCCGGTGCCGTCCTCGATGATGAGTGTCATGCGTTAACTCGCTGGAATGGTTTGAAGAGTGGCCGCCAGGTAACCGACAGCCAGCAGTATTACTCCTTGGTCAGCTCAACGACGAGCTTTTCCAGGGATTCTTTCGAAGCATTGGCCCGGTACGGAACCTTGGCCTCATCGAGCTTTGCTTTCAGCGCGGCGATTTCATCCGCTTCACCAGTCGGCAGCGTGATGGCGGCTCTCTTCAGAGCTTCAACCTCATCGCGAAGCCTGTCGACTGTCTGTAGCAGACTGTCACGCTCGGCGGTCAGCTCGCCAACTGAGGCATGGTTGGTGCCCAGCACTTCAAACAAGCGCAACGCCAGCTCGCCGAACTCTGGACGATGGATTTCACCAGCCTCCAGGCCATCGACCAGCAGAACCATTGCGTCACTCTCGCCTTGCAGATCGGCAAGCAGCTTGGGCAGTTCGCCAGATGCGATCGCCTGCGTGCCGACAACAACAGGCGCCGGCAACTCGACCACCTCAACGTCGACACCCGCGTCTTCGTAGGCCGTGACGATTTCAGGATAGTCACCTACCACGGTCACTGTCGTTGCATCGCGCTCAATGCTGCGGAATAGACCCGGGACGCGGTAACGCTTGCCAGGCTCAAAGCCGTCAAGCTGGTTTGTATAAACGAGTTTCATCGGAATCTCCGTAGCGGCCATCGCTGGCCGCTTCCTGGGGTGGTTATCAGCCGCCGACTGGTGGCGTGGTGGTGAGATTGATCATCACGCCTGCGGTGACCTTGTTGCTGTCGGAGTGCTTGACCCAGTTCGCAGCAGAGCCAACGGCAGCCAGCGTTGGGTTGGTGCCACCGGTGGACTCCTTCCAGCTGTAGCCCAGCACGTCGATGTTGACGGTACCTTCGGCGCGGTAGCCGATAGCCAGGTTTTCCTCGTCGTTGACTTCGTACGAGCGGAAGCCGGGGGCCTGAGACTCGGTGATGACCACGGCGTTCGGCAGCAAGCCGAAGATGGCATCCACTGGAGCCTTGTCGGTCACCAGTACTGGCTTGCCCAGGGTGCCAGGCAGGCCGCCGTAGATCACGACGCCGGCTTCTTCGTAGACCTTGTTCGCAATCGCTTCATCAACGATGTCGAAGTAGGCAGACGAGTGCATGACCCACAGCGCGATCCGGCCGAACTTGTCACCGAATTTACGCATGCCACGGGTCAGGGTCTTCTTGCCGTCGGTTTCGATGTTCGCCGACACCACCATGGCAGCGTTCGAGCCGATGGCGGCCTTAAGTGCACCGGTGGCGTATTCGATGAAGCCTTCGATGGTGGCATCGGCAACATCGGCGCCGATGATTTGGGAGAACTCTTCCACTGCCCGGCCGCGGCGCTTAAACGCCTCTTCGGTGGTCTGGTACGGGCCGTATTTCCATGGTGCCTTGACACCTACAGCCTCGCCAGCGCCGATTTTCTTGGCGGTGACCTTGCCGTCGGAGTTGACATCGCGGTGCTCCAGACCGCCGCCGAGTTTGTAAAAGGCACGCTTGCGGAAGTCGCCCTGGATCAGCTCGTTGTCGAGAACGATCGCGCCGTTGGACGATGCGTTGAACACGTCCAGGTTGTCCTGAATGCGCTCCAGGTATGCGGTCTGCGCCTCATCGTTGTAGATGATCAGGTCGCTGTTAACAGTTGTTGGCATGAGTATTTCCCCTTACTTGGGCAATGCAAGATATGCGGTTTGGCCGTGCTTGCGCTGGTAATCGCGCTTTTGCTCAGCAGTCATTTCGGAGCGTTTGAATGCAGCCTGGCCGCCACCCCCGCCCGGGGCAAATGTGCCTGAAGCCCTTGGCCACAGGTGAGTCGCGCTTTCGCGCAGGGATTCCGCCCATTCGAGCGGGGTCAGAGGTGTCTTGCCGTCTTTGCCGAGGATGGTCTGGCCATTCTCGTCAACGGCGACTGCCTCACCCTCTTCGTTCAGCGTGAACACGCCTTTGGCGCGCAGGATGATGTCATCGGTTGCTTCAGGTAGAGCGCCGGCTTTCAGTGCTGCACCGCGTACCGAGTCGCCCAGGACTTTGCCCTGGAACTTCGCGGCGAAGGCTTCTGCCTTCTCGGCACGGCCAGTGATGGCCTTCAACTGCTTGTCGTAGTCACCACGCAGGCGCTCAGTACGGCGGTTGAAGACCTCGTCCACCCTACCCTCGGTCAGTAGCTTGGTTTCTTCGTCCTGGCCCGCGCGACTGAGCAGGCCTTTGACGGCGTCGATGTCGATGCCTTCAAACTGGGTTTCGAACTGGGTCAGCTTGGTGGAGGTGTCCTTCAGCTTGCCCAGCAGTTCTGTATTCTTGGTTTTCAAACCGGAAACGGATGCTTCAACGGCAGTCGCGATAGCGGCCTTGATTGCCGGGTTTTCCAGGTCGATTTCGTTTTCTTCTGCCACGTTGATGCCCCCCTTGGGTATGTGTTGCCCGCTTTGCAGGCATAAAAAAGCCCCGGCAATTGCCAGGGCTGCTGTTCATCTATCTAACATCGGCTATTTACCTTTGCCCTCTGCGTCCCTGACACCCTCAAAGAACATTGGTCCAGCATTTACAATTGCGATCCTTGTCTCATCAGGAAGGGATCGCTTGAAATCCGTCAGTGTCGTCTGAACGACAAGTTCTACATCTGAAATATCACCCTTGAAGCTATGAGTTGCAGACACAGCCAAATCCAGTAGTTTGCCTGGAGCTGTCACTAGTTCGACGCTGTCCGAATAATGCAACGTGACCGGGAAAACCGGTTGGTGGTCGTTAAATAGAAAGCTCTTCAGGGGAAGTGTCTCACCCATTTTTTTTGAATAGAGCCCCACACCAACAACTTTTGACGGTCTTCGTCCACAAGACACTATCGATATCGCCCAACGCCCTCTAATTTGGCGCTGATGTATTGAAAGACGCTCCCCATCGTCAAGCCGCATCTGGCGCGCCTGCCACAGAGCGACTCCGACAGCAAAAAACGCACCGATGCCCGCCACCCAATCGCCCAGGCTGCCCCAGTTAAGTACATACCTTGTCGTCGACTCCGGATTTAAATTCACTCCTAGCGTCAGCCCCAGCAGTGCGCTTACAACACAAGCTGCAAGACCTCCAAAAACTACGATGTATTTCATGCCGCCTCCATTTGGTTGGAGGCGTTATAGCAACCCTGCGCGCTCGAAAGCCAGGGGCTCGAGGCTTTTCATCTGCACCAGGGTCAGCGGCGCGAAGTTGCGGTCTAGCTGCAGCTCTGCGAAGCGCTCCACGGTCAGGCCACCCTCCCGGAACAGCTTGGCCCGGACTGGGCCGATAGCAACGTCCTGGAACGAAGCTGGCTGCTGCTGGAGCCAGTGGTAGTAATCCAGGCTTGCACTGACCTGCTGGCCGCCATTGGCACCCACCGAAGCGCGGGTAGCTCCCTTGGCGAACATCTCGCTAAGTTTGGTTAGCAGAACGAACGTCGTACGGCAATTCGGGTGAAACGGCGGCCGTGGGCCTGAATCGACTGGAAACCGGCGTTTGTCCATCGAGCGACATAGCTGGCTGGTCTTGCTGTCCAGCGTAGCGACCATCTCGACTTCGGACACGATGTCCTTATTGGCCTTGGCCACCTCCATCCTTGCCTGGGATGACACATGCTGAATGGCGGTGTGCACGACAGTGCTTGCATTGCGGTTGGTGGTGGCAAGAATGCCGTCCTTGTAGCCGGCCGCCTTGGTGCCGCGAATGTTGCGGATGATCTGGAAGTTGGTTTGCCCCTCGAAGAAGCCCTGCCGGATGGTGCCGGTGACGCGCTCACGTTCGGCGCCAGTCCACCCCTTAATGAAGGCCTTGAGCAGCTTCCCGCCGCCGGTGCCGCGCACACTGAGCGGGTTCGTCAGCACTGCGGTACGGATTGCAGCGGCCGTCGGGGCCACGACTTCGAGCGACACGCCAACCGGCGCTGATCGGGCCAAGCTCGTCGCCTCGAACTGCGCTTCGTAGTTGGCGATGTCCACCAGGTCGAGGTTCAGTTGCGCGCTGAAACGGTCGAAGATGCCCAGTAGCAGACTGTCGACCTCTTTCAGCAGTGCTTCCAGGCGCTTGACGTTGTACTCGGTCAGGTCCGACTGGGTCAGCCGCTCACGGATAGACCGGTCAATCTCCTTGAGGAAGGGAGCGAACTTGCCCACCTCCCCCGCCTTGAGCTTTTCGAGGAACACTGCGTGCCGGATGGTTGCATCAAGTATCGCTTGGTTCACCGCCATCTACTTTGTCCTCGTCGTCCAGGCCCAGGCCGTCGCCCTGCTCTTCCAGTTCGCCGTCGATCTGTTGGTCGGTACGCTCTGGTGCGATCAGTCCAAGCTTGCGCAGATATGCTCGAAGATCCGCTTTCGCGAAGCCACCGTTCTGCCACAAGCCCACCAAGGCCGTGATCATCTGCGGATCGGCCGTCAGCTCGACGAACTCTTGATTGACCTGGTAGGCGACCTTCTTGTCGGTGATGCCCATGTAGGCGCAGCACCACATGATTGCCCGGGTGTATGCCTCGCTGACGTTGGCCACGCAGCCGGCCAGCACCGAAGTAGACGCCGATTGATCGCCGCGGGACTCCGTAGCGGTCTTGGTAGCAAGTGACGCAACCACCATCCGGGCGCCCAGCTCAATCATCATCTGGTTCTTGTCGGCCATGGCCTCTTTGACCAGGGTGTTCGGAGCGGGCTGTGCATAGCCAAATGCACCACCAGCAGGCAGAAGCATCGGCGCGCGCGATCCGACGTAGACACCCTTTGCCTCGAGCAGCTTTACCCACTGCTCGGTCAGGCCAGAAATCCATGGCTGGGCCTGGCCGCACCAGAAGACGCTGTCTTCATAATCGGCGCTGTTCCGGTAGTGGCCCAGGTTGATCATGGCGATGTCGTAAAGCGGCGACTCGTCGATGCTTGGGTCGTTGTTCTGTGCGCCGACGAAGGTAAACGGGATCTCCTTGAGGCGACCGGTTACACCTTCGGGCTTGAACTCGTCGATGACTTCCAGTGGCCCGCCACCTTTCGGCCCGGACCGACGCCAGACACGGCAGACAAAACCGTCATCCTCAAGCGCCAATTCGCGGTACTGCTCAGCTGTCTTGTAGCCAAAGCCGTCAGGAATCTCAGGAGACTCATGCAGCACCACCAGGGTCAGCACGCTGTGCCCGTTCACCATCCCTGTACGCCAATTGATGATGTCCTCGGCGCAGTAGGAAAGAATCACCGAGTGCCCGCCGACACCATTATCCTGGTGATAGTCGACGTACAAGCCGTGCCGCCCGGCCTCGAGCACCTTCTCCAGGGTGCCCTGCGAGTGCTGGTAGATGCTCACACCCGAGCCATTGGCGTTGTCCTGCAGGTACTCCAGCTTCTTGGGCACCGTCAACGTTGGGTCTTTGTGGAAGGCCAGGCCCAGCAACCCGTTACGGGTATGCCCGGTGGCGTTCTTGAATACCGCTCGCTCGCGGTAGGCCTTGTTCCGGTCTACGTTTTCAGGCGACTTGTCGTGAGCGTTGATGTAGGGCAGCCGGTCGACAACCCGGTGCTGGCCAGCACAGACGTCGCGCACAGTCGCCCAACGGTCGAGCACTGCCGTGTATTCCGCCCGTTTGAAGGAAACGTCATTGCTCATCGGGCGTATCCCATTTTGATAGAAGTGGCCGGCTTCCTAGCGCTCTTCGCCACCGCGAAGTACCGGAATCCGTCGGAGCCGTGTGAGGTCCAGTCGTGAAGTGGTCTGTCTTTCCAGCAACCACGCTTGTCGTCCCACTCTTTGCGGTAGTTTTCGATGCAGTTGATGCCCTCTTCGCACTTCGACTCGTCGAACACGCAGAGCGGAAGAATCTCCCGCACAGCCTCGATGCCGTCGCTGATGCCAATTTTCGGGACGACGTCGAAAGTCATGCTGTAAATCTGCCCATCGATCTCGTAGCCCTCGCGGGCCAGTTCCCGGCGCGTCTTGGCATCACTGCCAAACTCCCGGTTGTCGATGTCGTGCGGCCCCCAGTGCTCGGAGTAGGTGTAACCCTTGTCCTTTAGCGCCTTCATGTAGTGCCGCAGGCCTTCGCCGCTGTTCTCGTAGTAGTCGATGACGTGAAATTCTTCACCGACCTGGCGCACGAACCAGATGGCCGTGGAGTCGCCGACGCCGATGTCCCAGAAGGTCATCACCGGCAAGTGGCTGTTATTCGGAATTACACCTATGCGCTGCTGGGCATAGAGCTTGGTCAGCTGCTGGGCGTAATAAGCGCCCTCGACCGACTGCTGGAAGGCTTCCACGGGGATCGACGGATATTCCCGCTTCATGTCGTCGCCGAGCGTCTTCTCCTTGGCTGCATACCAGGCGCGCTGGCCGTCATTGGTGACGATCCCGTACTTGGCTTGCAGATCGTTGAAATAGTCAGTTAGACGTTGCGGCAGCACCACGTCGGTGGAGTCCAGGCTGTAGGCCTTGTTGTTCCACCAACTGAAGAAAAAGAACTTCCAGTCGAGCAGGCCCAGCGGCACACCAGAAAGCTGTTGTCGCTCTGCTGACTGGCTGTAATCGAAGAAATACCCGGCCCGACCCTCTGCCGTTGACTCAATGGTGACGAAACACTCAGCAGCGACAGCCTCGAAAGCACCAGTGACGATCTCACGTGCCTTGTGTGGGAACTTGGCGCAGATCTTCCCGAACTCGGATACGTGCAAGTAGCGCAGCGTGCCGCCACGGAACGAAGTGGAAACGTAAAGCGAGCCGCCCTTACTGAACACCAGCTCGCCAGCGGCGTCATTTCGTGCTGGATTGGCAGCGCGGAGCTCTTTCGGCAGGTTGTCGTAGGCGTACTTGACCTTCTCCCGGAAAAGGCGCTTCGCGTCGTTCAGTGTGTGAGCGATCAAGGCGCACTTCGCAGCCTCGAACAGCGCCGCATCCAGCTGGACGATGCACACCAGAGTCGTGAACCCAAGCTGACGAGCTTTCAGGATGATGTTCCGGGTATGCATCCCCTGGAAGTAATCGATCTGCTCCTGCGTCATGCGGAAGCGAACCTTCTTCCCCTGCTTGTCAGTGATGAAGTAAAGGTTGTTCAGTCGCCAGAATCGGTCCCGAAGCAGTTTCATGTGCTCGGGTTTCATATCAGGCGTCCTGTGATAATTCGTCCATCATCTTCGAGATCTCGTCGGCGTCGTCCGTCTTCTCCTTCTCGTCCAGGCTGAATGCCTGCCGCTCAAGGACTTGCAGGTTCTTCA